GAAAAAGAGAATGTCCTAACAGACGCCGAGAAAAAACTAAAAGAACAAGCCCAATCAAAAGAATGGGATGATTTAGACAAACAAACAGATAAATAGCTGTATGACAGTTACAAATTCATACACTAGACAACCGACTAAACTGGACTATGCAAGTCCAACGCAGTTTAAATTTCAAGTAATTAAACTACCTAAAGTAGAGTATTTTTGCACATCAGCAAATCTACCAGGTATCAATTTAGGTACTGCTGAACAAATCACACCTCTAAAAGATATACCACTACCTGGTGATAGATTACAATATGATACATTGACTATACAATTTTTAGTAGATGAAAATTTAGAAAACTATAGAGAGATACATGGTTGGTTAACTGGTGTTGGTTTTCCTAAAGACTACGAGCAGTTTCAAGTACTACAAGGTGCAGGTACAGATAGATTTCCTTCAACTCAAAATGTAGGTACTAGTAAAGAATTAGGTGAAATTAAAAGGGCAACACAGGACGATGGTGGTTTGTATTCAGACGCTACTTTAATAATATTGACAAGTAAGAATAATGCAAATTTAGAAGTTAGATTTAGAAACATATATCCTACTTCACTATCAGGTTTAGACTATAATCAGCAGGCTACAGATGTAGATTATCTAACAGCAACTGTAACCTTTGAATATAGTATTTACGAGTTTGCAACTGTTGGTAACAAAACTACTACAGAAACTACTACTTAATATTTACATAAATATTTTAAATTAATATAATGGAGTTATTATGACCTTTGATGAGTTGCAACAATTGGCTGAAAAAGACCTCAAAATAAATGATACTGAATTAGATTTAGAATCATTAAAGACACCTCAATTACATAACAAGTATTGCAAATTTCACAATCAATATATCAATCTGTTAAAAAAAGCAGAGCAAGATAGAGATAGGTTGTTGAGAGAAAAATGGGAATACTATACAGGTAAGGCAGACCCTAGTGTCTATCAAGTTAAACCTTTTAATATAAAGTTACTTAAACCAGATGTGGATAAGTACATAAAGGCAGATGATGAGATGGTTAAACTAGAGCAAAAAGTTACCTATATACAAAGTGTAGTTGACTATCTGGACAAAACAATACGTATAATATCTAATCGTGGTTTTCAAATTAAAAACGCTATAGACTGGAAAAAGTTTACTTCTGGCGTAATCTAATATGCAAAATATTATCGTTGATAAACTCAATGACGTATATATTCGGATTGACGCTGACGCCTCTATTCGTAGAGAGTTGTCAGATTACTTCTCATTTGAAGTACCTGGATATAAGTTTACACCACAGTTTCGTAATAGAGTGTGGGATGGAAAGATAAGACTTTACTCATACGCAACAGGTCAAATGTACCTTGGATTATACCCCTATCTAAAAGACTGGTGTAAGAAGAAAGATGTACATATAGTTGAATCTAGTCAAATCCTTACACATAGCAACGTCACAGCCGCCGATATAGACGGTATGATTGATGAGTATGATCTGTCTATCAAACCGAGAGATTATCAGTTAAACGCATTTAAATTTGCTTTAGAATATGACAGAGGATTAGTTTTATCACCTACTGCCTCTGGTAAATCACTTATCATATACATGTTAGTCCGACACTATTTAAATGTAATAGACAACAATGTTTTAATCATTGTACCCACAACATCACTAGTAGAACAATTATACAAAGATTTTAAAGACTATGGTTATGATGTAGAAACAAATGTCAGTAGAAAATATCATGGTTATGATATAGATGAAGATAAACGTATAGTTATATCAACATGGCAATCATTATACAAAATGCCTAAACAATTTTTTGAAGACTATGGTGCAGTTATAGGTGATGAGGCACACTTGTTTAAGGCTGTATCATTAACAAAGATAATGACTAAACTAACAGATTGTAAATATAGAATAGGTCTTACAGGTACTTTAGATGATAGTAAAACACACAAGTTAGTATTGACAGGTCTCTTTGGTATGGTCAACAAAGTTGTATCTACTTCAGAATTGATTGAGAGAAAACAACTTGCAAATCTAAAAATTAAATGTCTGAACTTAAAGTATCCTGAAACAGAAGCTAAAAAGGTATATGGTGTAAAATACTTTGAAGAACTAGAATACTTAACTCAAAATAATGCTCGTAATAAATACATACGAAATCTAACCTTAGCACTTAATGGTAATACATTGTGTCTATTTCAACTTGTTGAAAAACACGGAGAGATTTTATATAAACTAATTAAAGAAAAAGTAGACCCAAAGCGAAAAGTGTTTTTCGTTTATGGGGGAACTGAAACAAATGATAGAGAACAAATCAGAGCAATCACAGAAAAGTCTGACAACGCAATTATTATCGCTTCTTTCGGGACGTTCAGCACTGGTATCAATATTCGTAATTTACACAATATTGTTTTTAGTAGCCCTAGTAAGAGCCCTATAAGAATATTACAAAGCATTGGCCGTGGGCTTCGTGTCGGTGATAAGAAACAGTCTGCTACAGTCTATGATATTTCAGACGACCTTACATACAAAGATAAAAAGAACTTCACATTAACACACTTTCAGGAAAGAGTTAACATCTATAATAGAGAAGGCTTTGACTATGAAATACATACGGTGGATTTAAAATGATTTCAGATAGTGATTTTAAATTTCTGTTATATGAAAGCAGAGGTGCTTCTAAAATACTAGAAATAGGTACAGGCACAGGTAAGAGTACAGCTGCATTAAGACTTAATAATCCAGAGGTGTACACCATTGACAAGAATGATATATTTGAGTATAATGGATTGAATGTACATAAGTTTGTTTGTACAAGCAAAGATTATTGGCAAGAGTATTTTCACTATGACTTTGACTTTGTTTTTATAGATGGTTCTATTGATAAGCATGATTGTGAAAAAATACTAGAACGTACAAAGGACTCTTTTAAAATTGTATTCCATGATTATATGCCTAATGAAGATAAAGACCCTGGCAAGAATAAAGGTTGGTACAATATGAAGATATTTAAAGAAACAACAATAGAAAACTACGATATAGTAGAGCAATTAGGCGGCTCTCATTGTGGTATGCTAACGCTTAAGAAAGATAAATAGTTATATGATTGATCGTGTTAATGATAAAACGGTTAAGATAATCAGACTGGTTTCAGGAGAAGAAATCTGTTGTAAGTTTCCTTTGCATAAGGACCAATTACCTGAAAATTCTAAACTACTAAGGTTACAAGAACCTATGCTAATTAAATACGTACCTCGTATTACTGAGCAAGGTATATCTGATTATATTGCATTGGTTAAATGGGTTGGTTTTACAGATGAAAAAATAGTTACTATTCCTGTTGATAAGATTATTACTATATGTAATGCCACTACGGCATTTACAAAAAGATATACTGATCTTGCAATATCACTAAAGAAAGCAAAACAGGCCTTACCAGGATTTATTGAAAGAGAAATGTCGGAAGATGAGTTAGATAACGCCGCTTCCAATTATGAGAATGATATTAGTAATGATGATATAAAAGAAGTCGCTGACTTACTTAAAATGCCCTCAAAGAAGTTGCACTAGAGGGTAGCTAGGTATTCTCGGTAACAACCCACATGGGTATTATAACAACAGAATTAGATTATGTCAAGCACCAATGAAGATTAGATTTTACAAAAGACTAGATGGCATGAGATGGCTGGGTTTTATACTCGCTATGATAGGTGCCTACATACTCTCAAATGCAGATCCTAACACACAATGGGTGGGTTGGGCAATTGCTACAGTATCCTGTACAATATGGATATACATGGGCATAAAAGATAAAGATATACCTAGAGCATTAATGGAACTTATGTATTTACTGCTTGCTTTAAGAGCAATATATAACTGGATAATGTGATAGGTCCTTGACAATAACAAAGAATGTGATATAATTAAACTATGACTAAAACTAGAAAAAGATCAGCACATTATGTAGATAACAAAAAGTTTCTACAGGCGATGATAGAGTATAAAGATAAGTGTGCTAATGCAGAAAAAAGAAAAAGAAAAGCACCACCTGTTACTAATTACTTAGGTGAATGTTTTTTAAAGATTGCGAATCACTTATCTTATAGACCTAATTTTATTAACTATACTTTTAGAGATGATATGATTTCTGATGGTATAGAAAACTGTTTACAATATCTTAAAAACTTTAATCCTGACAAGTCTAATAATCCTTTTGCTTACTTTACGCAAATAATATATTATGCTTTTATTAGAAGAATACAGAAAGAAAAGAAACAATCTAATATAAAATATAGAATGATAGAACAGGCAAACATAGATGAGTTTGCTGTGCTACCTGGTGATACAAATAATGATTATAAGAATCAGTTTTTAGAATTTTTAAGAAAGAATAAACCATCAACTGAAGAACAACCAAGAGTTAACGAGATTAAAGTAAAGAAAAGAAAAAAAAGAACTTATAGCTCTGTATTAGACGTGTAATGAAGATAGCCCTGCTGAATGATACCCATTTTGGCGTCAGAAATGATTCTGAAGCCTTTAGAAATTATCAATTAAGATTTTATAATGAAATCTTTTTCCCATACCTACAAGAGAACAATATTAAAACATTGGTTCATTTAGGTGATGTTGTTGATAGAAGAAAGTTTATTAATTTTCAAACTGCTTCTATTTTTAGAAAACAATTTTGGGATAGATTATATGAAGAACAAATTGATACACACATTATTATAGGTAACCACGATACCTATTTTAAAAATACTAATGATGTAAATGCTATAGAAAACTTATATTCATCATTTGACAAAAGAAGTGAACCATGGATATATACTAAATCAACCGTTGTTGATTTTGATGGTACACCTATATTATTTGTACCTTGGATATGTGATGATAACTATGATGACTCAATGAATATGTTACAAACAGCTAAAGCAGAAATTGTAATGGGCCATTTAGAAGTCAAAGGTGTAGAAATGCAAAATGGCGTAATCAATGAACACGGTTTAGCAAAATCAGATTTTAGTAGATACGATAGAGTAATATCAGGACACTTTCACAAACATACAGATGATGGTCAAATATTTTATTGTGGTGCTCAATATGAGATGACATGGTCAGACTACCAAGACCCTAAAGGATTTCATATCTTTGATACAGAAACTAGAGAAATAACTAGAGTACGTAATCCACTTACCATACATAAAAAAATAATTTATGATGATAAAAAGAAAGACTATAAAAATTATGATATAAAAGAATATCACAACCACTTTGTTAAATTAATTGTATTAAACAAGACCGATAACGAGGTATTTGACAAATTTGTAGAAAGATTGTATAATGAAATAACAGTACACGACTTAAATATTGTAGAAGATTATTCAGATATTAAAGCTAGTGTAAGAGAAGATATACTAGAAATGGGTGAAGACACAGTTACATTCCTAAATAATTATGTTGACCAACTAGAAACAGATGTGAGTAAAACTAAACTAAAAGAATACTTAAAATCAATTTACATTGAGGCTAGTGATAACAAAGTATGATATACTTTAAAAAATTAAGATGGCGTAATTTTCTATCTACAGGTAATCAGTTTATAGAAGTAGACCTAGCAAAATCACCATCTACACTAATCATAGGAACAAACGGTGCAGGTAAATCAACTTTACTTGACGCATTATGTTTTAGTTTATTTAATCGTGCCTTTAGAGATATTAAAAAAGAACAACTTGTAAACACTATCAATCAAAATGATTGTGAAATAGAATGTGAGTTTGAAACTGCTAACAAAAAATATAGAGTAGTAAGAGGTATCAAACCTAATAAATTTGAAATCTATTGTAATGATGTATTATTAAACCAAGACGCTTCTAATGTAGATTATCAAAATATGTTAGAACAGAATATTTTAAAATGTAACTATCGTGCTTTTTGCCAGGTGGTCATCCTTGGATCAACATCATACGAACCATTTATGCACTTACGTGCTAGATACAGACGAGAGGTTGTAGAAGAAATATTAGACATAAGAGTATTCTCACATATGGATTTATTGTTAAGACAGAAACAAGGTGAGTTAAATAAATCTGTTGTTGATGTAAAACATAGATATGATTTGATGACCGAAAAGTATGAATTACAAAAGAAACATTTTGAAGAAATACAAAGTAGAGATTATAGAGATATAGATGATCGTAGAGACCAACTAAAAGAAAATGAAAAAAGTAATTACGAATATAATCAAAAGTTACAATTACTAAATGAAAAAATTATATCTACAAAAGCAGAGATATGGGGTAGTGAAAAAGTATTTAAAAAGGAAAGTGAATTAAACAAACTAGAATCAAAGATAGAACACAAACTATCTAAAGAAAAAAAAGATGTAGAGTTTTTTGAGAACAATGATAATTGTCCTACTTGCACACAACCTATTGATGAAAGATTTAAACAAACACAAATATACGAAGGCAAGAAGCAGATTAGCAAACTAGAAGAAGGATTGCAACAACTAACGGCCGAGATGGGGAGAACACAAGAACAGATAAAGCAATATAAAGCAGTAGAAAAACGATTAAATGATTTAGATATATCTGTTGCAAAAATCAATACCTCTATTTCAGAAATCAATAGACACTCAAATAGATTAGATACAGAAATTGCTAAATTTGAAAATGCTGATACTAATACAAACGTTATACAAAAAGAATTAGAACAAATAAAAGAAGACTTAAAATTAGTAAACGTAGAAAAACAAAAGGCAGTAGAAGAAAAGAAATACATTGATATTGCTAGAGAGATATTAAATGATACAGGTGTTAAAGCAAATATCATTAAGAAGTATCTACCTATAATGAATAATTTGATTAATAAATATCTCCAATCTATGGACTTCTTTGTTAACTTTCATTTAGACCAGGAGTTTAATGAAACAATAAAGAGTAGATTTAGAGATACGTTTAATTATAATAGTTTTAGTGAGGGTGAAAAGTTAAGAATAGACCTTGCGCTATTATTTACATGGCGTACAATTGCTAAAATGAAAAATAGTACAAATACAAATCTATTAATACTAGATGAAATATTTGATAGTAGTTTAGATGGTCAAGGTACCGAAGACTTTTTTAAAATACTTAAAACACTAACAAATGAAAATACATTTATTATATCTCACAAAGGCGATATACTATTTGATAAATTTACAAACATAATAAAATTTGAGAAATATAAAAACTTTACAAGGATCGCTCAATGAACTATACATTATTACCACCAACAGATGAGAGAGTATTATCAAGCATAGTACCTTTTGATAAAGAAGTATTTAAAAAACAAGAGAAAATATCTATTACAGAATTTTGTAATAACATGTTTGAAACAATGAAGAACTATGGTGGTATAGGTCTATCATCAAATCAGGTAGGTAAACCATACAGAATGTTTGTAATGGGCGACAATCCAAATATAGAAAAAGGTAGAAAGTGGGTGTGTATCAATCCTGAAATCACAGACATGAGTAAACAAACAATTAGATACAAAGAAGGTTGTTTAACTTTTCCTTTCTTATTTTTAGATATAGAAAGACCACAAAAAATAAAAGTAAAATATTTAAACGAACAACTAGAAACCGTAGAAGAAGAAATGGATGGCATTGTAAGTAGATGTTATCAACACGAATTAGACCATATGCAAGGAACAGTATTTACTGAACTTGTAAGTAAATTAAAATTAGAGATGGCACTAAAGAAAAGAGATAAAGAAATAAAAAGGGTTACAAAGTTATGGAAAGAAAAATCTTAAAACAATTAGACCTACCTGAATATACACAACCACTTAATAGTGTTATAGAGTTTTTAGATAACTTAACGTATTCAGCAGTAAAAACAAAATACAACGCAAAAGGTAATTGGGATGCTGTATCAATCAGAGGATATAG